TCGACGAATCTGCGGACTCTCCTGGGCCGCGCAAACGCCCAGATCATTGGGGCGGGGCCTTGTGTGATCTCGTTGCTGGACGAGGGCAACTTCCAGCTCTTCGAGTTGGACCAGATGGTGTGGTTCAAGCGGGCCAACGGCGACATCATCGAATACATCTTGCATGCGGAAGAGCCTTACGCGGCGATCCTTGAGGACTACCCGCAGATCGTTGACGAACAGAATCCGCTCTGGGAAAACAGTCGGCTCTGGGCCGAAACGGCGCAGTCTCGTGGGATCAATCTCTATACGCGGGTGTGGCTGGAGGCCGGTAAGTGGCACTCGGTCCAAGAGTGGGAGCTGCGGGACATGGGGCCTGAGATGGCCGTCGAGGTCCCGGACAGCCGCCAGGTTCACCGCACTTGCCCGCTGATTCCGTTCGAGTTCTCGGCGGTCGATGGGGTCACCTACGGGCACCCCTACGCCCACAGGTTCTGGGGAGACATGAACTACCTAGAGGTCGTCTGGAAGTCGCTCAAGCAGACGACGGCCCTGGTGGCCCAGGCCAGACTTCTTGTGAATCCTGCGGGGGTCACGCGCAAGACCGCGCTGGTCTCGGCGGACAACGGGGCTGTCGTGGATGGCCGCGAGGAGGACATCTCAATCCTGAGCTTCTCCGAGAAACTGGGGGACTTCCAATGGCTCGCGCAGGTCGCGGCGACGATGGAGAACCGCCTGGACCGGGCGTTCCTCCGCGCCCAAAGCGTCCAGCGGCCCGGCGAGCGCGTCACGGCCGAGGAGATTCGCCGGCTGGCGGACGACCTGGAGCGGGCCTTCGGCGGGGCCTACGCGGATGCGGCGCGGCGCGTGCAGGTCCCGCTGGTCCGGCGGTTGATCGACCTCCTTGTGGAGGCCAAGCGGCTCCCCAAGAACTTCCTGAAACTCAGCGTCTCGATCGTCACCGGCATCGACGCCCTGGGACGGTCTGCGGAGATCCAGCGCATCCAGCTTGCAGTCATGACGCTGGCCCAGATGGGCCTCGGCGAAGTCCTGGCCCAGCGCCTGAATCTTCCTGTCCTCATCCGCCGGGTCTTCATGGCCTCCGGTCTGGCGGACACCGACTTGGTCCTGACCGAGGAGCAGTTCATGGAGGCTCAGATGGCCGCGCAAGCGCAACAGGCCATCCCGGGGCTGCTCCAACAACAAGCCCAACCCAATGCCTGACCAACTTCCGATCGAGCCCACGGCAGCTGCCGAGACCCCTGAGGCCCCGGCGCCCGAGGCCCCCGACGAGCTGACCCCTGAGACCTTCTATGGGGAGCACTACGTCACCTTCCAGGAGACCGGCCAACTGGATCCTGTGGTGGTGGCGACCCTGGCGAAGAAGCACAAGTTGGACGAGAAGGCGGCGCTCAAGGAGCACCTGTTCTTCGCGTCGCAGCGTGAGGCCGCCCTGGCGAGCATCTACGCCGAGGCCGGCGGCAAGGAGACTTGGGACAGTCTGCTGGCGTCCGCGGCGGCTGACCGGGCGCTTACCAAGGAGGACCGCCAGCGGATCAATATGACCCTGCGGCACCCCGACGCCGACGTGCGGAAGACCGCCATCGCCGAGCTGAACCTCCGGTACGCTCGTCCTAGCCAGCCCAAGGTGCGCGACATGGCCCGCCCGGCCCGCCCGGCCCCTGCGGAGCCTTTCGCGTCTGCGAAGGATCTGGCGAGAGCCTTCAACGATCCTCGCTTCCAGTCCGATCGGGCCTACCGCGCTCAGGTCGAGGCCCGCTTGACCGCCACCGACTTCCCCCGATGAAACGTCTCTTCCTCGCCCTCTGTCTGCTCCTTGGCTCCTGCCAATTGGAGCAAGTTCTCACCCCGGAACAGGCCGCCCAAGTCGCTGAACTCGATGCTCAAGCTGCGCTGGCTCAAGACAAGCTGGATCAGGCACTCGGTCAAGCTGACAATCTTGCAAGTCAGGCGGCTCAAGCGCTCCAGCTTGGCGATGCGGCGCAGCTCGAAGAGGTCCGCCAGGCCTTGGTGGCTCTTAACGACACGATCGTCTCTGCCGAAGCGGACCGAGCCGCCGCCGTCGCAGGGGGTGACGCCGTGGTGCGAGAAGCGACCCAAGAGCAAAAGGCGGGGTTTGGCGCGCTGGTGAAAGGGACCCCGCTGGAACACTGGGTCGAGTTCGGCTATGGCTTGGCCCTCCTGGGGTTCCGCCGGTCTCGCCGGCATCTTAAAGACGCCCTGACGAACGCCTCGAAGTTGCAGCTCGCCGCTTCCATTCTGAGCGTCACCAAGGCACTTGGCCTTCTGCACACCGAGGAGAAAAAAGAGCCCGAGCAAAAATCCTGAGATTTCGCTGGGTATTCTGCCAGGAGCCGCTTGGGACTCGCGCCCTTGCGGCTCCTGGTCTATCTCGTGCCGCTACGGCGGTTGAGTCGTGCCACGGTTGGCTTCTCCGCAACCCCAAAGCACAACTCCGATGCCCCTTACTAACGGTTCGTTCACCGGAAAAATCGAAGGTTCCGGCGCTGGCGTCAACGCCGGCATGCTTCTCAAGGTCTACAGCGGCATGGTGATCTCGGCGCTGGACGAGATGTCCGTGACCGACGGCCGCTTCATCGAGCGCACGATCAGCTCTGGCGTCTCGGCCCAGTTCCCGGTCTTCGGCCGGACCTCGGGCAAGGTCCACACGATCTTCGAGTCGGTCTTGACTGACTCCTACGGCCAACAAGAGGCTCACGACGAGATCGTCATCACCCTGGAGCGTCCGTTCATCACGGTCAACAAGGTGGACGAGTTCGAGATGACCCAGGCGCACTACCCGGTGATCCAGGAGTACGCCCACATGCAGGCCCAGGCCATCTCCGAGCACTTCGACAACAAGCGCCTTCGGGCCCTTGCGGCCGGCGCGTTCCAAGCGAACCTCATCAGCGGCCTGGCGAGTGGTTTCAACTTGGCCGCGACCACGGGCTTTGCCTCGGGCACCTCGTCGGCCGACATCAGCGCCACCGTCGGAGCTTTCTTCGACGCCAAGGGCCGCTTCGACGCCCACCGTGTCCCGCAGACTGGGCGCATGGCGTTCATGAACTGGGACACCTACAACTACCTCATCAAGTTGGCGGCGAACCAGGTGATCGACATGGACATCACCGGCGGCCAGGCGAACGGCTCGGTGGCGACCGGCACGATCAAGATGCTGGCGGGCTGGGAACTCCGCCCGACCAACAACTTCACGTTCTACGCCTCGGCCACGGCTCTTACCGGCTTCACGCAAGATCTTCCCGCTGGAATCGGTGGCGGCAACTGGGACGACTACGCTGTCCCGACCACCGACATCGGTGTGATCTTGGGCCACCGCACCTCCCTGGGCACCCTCAGCCTCGGTGGGTTCGGTGGGGTCTCGACGGACTCTTGGTATGACCCGGAGTACCAGGCGCGAGTCATGCTGGCCCGCAAGTCGGCCGCCAGCCGTGTGCTCCGCCCGGAAGCGTGCGGTGTGATCCGCCGCGCTGCCTCGGTGATCTCCTGATCTAGCGGGCCCCAGGAGTGCCTTGTAAACCTCCTGGGGCCCCTGGCCTCTTGTAGCTCAGTTGGTAGAGCCTAGGTGCGTAGGTTCGAGTCCTACCGAGAGGCCCCTTCGCTTGGTATCCTCTAGCCATGAAGAGCAAGCTAGAGGTTGTAAACGCGGCCCTGGAGGCTTGCTCTCAGTCTCCGATGGCCTCCATCGACCTCACGAATCAGCAGGTCGAAGTGATCTCGGGGATTCTGGAGCGGGAGCTGGTGGACGGCCAGACCGAGGGGTGGGCCTTCAATGTCGAGGACGAGGTGACGCTGACCCCGGACCTGAGTGGGTTCATCACGGTCGCGGCGGACATCCTGCACGTCTCTTGGGGCAAGGACCGGGCCCGGACTCCGGTGCTGGCGCTGCGCGGGGCCCGTCTGTTCAATCGCTCGGACAACACCTACGTTTTCACGGGCCCCATCAAGGTCCGGGTGATCCGCAAGTTGGACTGGGAGTTCACGCCCCAGGAATACCGGGAGTTCATTCAGGCCCGTGCGATCCGCATGGCCTACGCGGCCCTGATTACTGGCGGGCCTCTTCTCCAGGCACTCTATCTGGCCGAGGCCCAGGCCCGCGCCCATCTGACGGCCTTGCAGGCCAGCGCGAGCAACGAGAGTCTTCTGCGGACCCCCACGGCCTCGCAGTTCCTTGAGTCCCCCTGGTTCTCCATCTGATGCTGCGATCTGTCTCGGTCCCGACGCTGGCTGGTGGGGTTTCGCAGGGCCTGGCCCCGCTCAATCCGCCTTGGAAAGTCCGTGAGAGCGTCAACAACGTCCTGGACGTGGTGCGCGGGGCTGGTAAACGTCCTGGGTCTCGGCATGTGGCTGTGCTGGGCGCCGCGGATGTGAACGAGGCCGTCTGGCGGACTCTGCGTTTCGAGGACGACCAGTTCTACCTGGCACAGATCAGTCCGGCTTCGATCAAGGTCTGGGACCGTTTCGGCGCCCCGTACCCGGTCATCAACAGCGCCGGCAGTTTCTCCTACC